TGTCAACTAACCCGGCTTAGTTGACAAGCCTTCTGGCCATTGCACAGGGGCTGCTGTTCAAGAAAATGAACAGGCATGAAAAGGCCTACAGCCCAATAGAACCGGGGGGACTTCACTAAAAACCATTATTTGGATCACGCGAATTCTGTCGCTGAAAACACAGAATTCCTTGTCAACCTGTCAACCACTGTCAACTAACTTTCCAGCCCTGTGGCTAACGCTTTCCCGCGGGTTTCCGACCCCGTACCCTTCAGATAACCTCAGGGTCCCCGGCGATGTCAGCGCCAGGTCAGGTCGGGTCTCACCTTTGACCCACAACTCCTTCCCGTCATCGCCTCTCACGCGGACCTGCATTGACCGATCTCCCTGGGGTATTTGATTGTCAGCGACCTACTCGTCGACTTGAATACCTGCCTTTTTTGCCAAGAACTGGGTGTACAAACCACCGGCTACATCGGCACCAATCACCGCAATGACGATGCCCAATCCAGCAGCCACGTAGAGGTTGTTCCAGAGGGCCATCGCTAGCAGCAGCGTTGCCATTCCCAGCAGACCTGAAGCAAGAAAACGTAAAGCCACTCGCTGCAAGATCTGCCGTAACCCGAGATCGCTGCCGGAGGCTCTCAGCATCTCCCCCGACAGGCCGGCCATGCTCAGCAATATCAAAAGCCAAAGCGGTACATCCGCGAGAGCTTGTTGCTCCGTGTTCATTTGTTGCCCTCAAATAGGTTCGACCTCCATGACACTGACATCCGCTTGAAGCAAAGAGCCAGGTATGGGGCCGAAAACGAAAAAGCCCCGGCGAATGCCGAGGCTTTAAGTACATGATCCGTTACGGGGAAAGCTTTTACTTTTTCTTTTCCTTTTCCTTTTCCTTTTCTGGCCGTGGCCACGAGCGCTTTGCGACTTCTTTCTTGGTCTCGATCCAGGCGCGATGCAAGTCAGGGAAGTCGTCTTCAATTCCCCATCGATGTCCGAAGGGTTGTAGGTCATAACTCTGCCTCAACTTACGCGCAAGAAGATAAGCCTCGTATCCGAAATACCCTACGATTTCTGCTTTATGCTCATGTACTTCTGTTGGGTCGTAAGCAGATTCATGAATGGCATAAAGATGCTCGCTAGCAAGTGCTTTCTCGGTGGTTAACCAAGCTAAATCGCTCGCATGCTCAGTATCCAACTGCTTCAAAGTATCGTCTGTAAAATCCAATTCAGGGTATGTACAGCGCGGCCAGTTTTGGTAATGAGTATGAGGATCCATACCCGCGGTAACCTCGGAATATTCCCTGACGTTTTGCCGCGATTGAATGGCGTAGAGGTCTAGCCTCGCGATAACTCCTATAGCAGCGAATTTCGCCTCTAGAGCGCGATCCTTTTTTTTCAAATGTAGATCTTTGAACCAGCCAATCACAGCGGCAACACCACTGCTTGCCAAGACAATTTTCAAAATGTCTGCCCACCCGAGAGCAGACGCTACCACTTGAGCCGATTCCATCGATGACTGCTCCAAAAAACCAAAAGCGGAAAGCTTTTCTCAGAATCCGTCATGGCTTCTGAGCCCATCGCGTCCAGCTTGCGTGATCACATAACCGTCCAATCCATTGGACTGAAGAAAGCCGCGCTTGACCAAAGAATCGATTGTCCTGAAAGAGTAAGTTTCCAGTTCTCCAGGATCACGCTGGAACTTGCTGTCAGGGTAAAGCACGTAACCAAGGTAGGCAGAATTGAGAGCCACACTTTGGATCTCTGTCAGCCGAACCCTCGACGTCGTGATTGGTTCTGATGTTTCAATCTGCGCAGTTTTTGCAGCTTGCTCCACCTGATCTAGCTCTCCAGGTCCCCAGTCACTCGCCTCGTCATTTGCAGACTTTCTCCTACGACGTAGCACTACAAAAGTAATCGCTACCAGCACCAGAAAAGCTTTTAGATACGCATCCATGTGTGTGTCCCCCGCCCCAAAACTTCGTAATAGCTATCAGCCACCTCAATGTCGTCAAGTAGACCTTTCTCCACCCACTGTGCCAATGGAGTTTTTTCACCTGCCCTGATAGCGTCGAGCGAGCGATTTCGAAAAAAGGAGACGTTATGGCTGTTGTTCTGGATGGATTGCGACCGCTCTACAAATCAATGCGTGTCCAGGGGCTCGAGCGGCAAAGGTTCCCTTATTCGCATGGTGTCGCAAATTTCGACGTATTTTTTTTTATCGACTCACGGCCGTTCGAACTGCTTTTTGGCGCGCATGGCCACAATTTGGCTTTCAGCTTTAAGGTTCATGATGGCTTCGTGGTTCAGGACTCTAGCTTGTCCAAGGAGGATTACAGGGAGCTGTGTCAAATCTTGAATCTTACGTACGACCCGGCAAATAAATTCTCACCTGCCAGTTTTTTGTCGAGTTTCAACAAGAAAATCCCGACCACCGCAAAACCAGATCACGTACCTCAAGCTCACGAAACCATTCGGTTCCGAAGGGATGTCGCAGAGGCAGATAAAAAATACTTCTGTGGCTGGAGAAACAATAATATCCAGAAAGACAGAGTTACCCCTGAGAACCTAGCAAAGACCCTGGAGCTGCTAGGAAAATCGACTTACGAGATGTGCAAGCGCCGAAATATAAGTACTCGATGGACTGACATCGCGGCCGACCGAAGAGACTTTTTTCTTCCGGATTGATAAACAAAAAGCCCGACACAATGGCCGAGCTTTCTCTGTTGTGTCGCGCTTGAAAAGCTAAACACGGTGCCATGAAAACAGGTGTTTATCCGCGCGGAAAGCTTTATTTTGATTATCGGCCACCTTTTATCTTAGCTACGTTGGTGACCGATCTTCACCAACCATCCGGCACTCACTCGATGACTATTCTGTTCTCGTCACTCTCCGATTCAGATATCCGCTCTATCTGTAAGCAAAAAATTGAAGCTCTTGAGCATTGGCTTCGACGCCTCATTGATGACACGCTGACTCCGATCTATGGGGATTATTTTTCCCATGAGGACGCCAATGGCAATCGCCTGATCAAAAACTCGCTCGCGACTCAGGTTGCTGAGAGACAACTTCGCGAGCCATTGAGGTATCCCCGAAAGATTGATGCCGTCCTACTCGACGACGCAATCGAAATCCTGTGTAAGCCTGAACTCTACAAAACCCATTTCCGTGCGCCACTTGCGCATGCATTCCCCGATGGCAGGGAGGAAGCCAAGACATTCCTCAGCAGAATTCTGGCGCCTCGTAATAATCTAGCTCACGCGAACGCTATCAGCGCACGGGCTGCCGAACAAATTATCTGCTACAGCAATGACGTGATCGATTCACTTCGAGAACATTACAAGAGCCTGAATATGCAGCAAGACTATGATGTGCCTTTGATACTCAGAATCACTGACTCATTTGGGCAAACCTTCACGCGCGGCCAGCTTATGCAGGTTCATGATGGGGGGATTTCCATCTCGTATTTAACAGATGCAAATCACCACCTTCGACCCGGAGATACCTTAACCCTTGAGGTCGAGGTCGACCCGACTTACGACTCTGAGAGCTATTCGATCGGATGGTCATCCACTAAAGGACTACTCGGGCCTTGTGACACTTCTAAGCTCGTAGTTACGATTTCGGATCGTCATGTGGGTCAGTCGCTGGACATTCAGTGCCGAATCACTACGAAAAAGAACTGGCATCGCATGCACATGGGTGCGGATGACTTTCTGATCACCTATTTCAAAGTCCTTCCTCCACTTACGTAAAAGGGGATCTCATTCGCATAACTGCGTAGGGGGATCAGCAGTTCGCTATGGAGGTGATGAAATTACGCATCAGGGGTCACGCTGATCGTGACCCCGTCAGGGCGCTCCTAGGTGGCGCCCCTAGTCCCCCCCATAGCGCAGTCCATCCAGGCTACACCGGCCTTGATCACCTCACGGGCCTTGGCCTCGCCGATGCCTGCCGCTCGGGCAATTCGCAAGGCGGGCCACTTGGCTCCGAAGTAAAGCCAGATGAAATCCCCCATCTGCGTATCCCTATTGATCAGACGTGCTACCGCGCCATCGATAACCAGCGCTAGGTCATCAGTCAGGCTGTATTCCTTCACCCCACCAGTGCATGGCGTGTTGTCTCGGATCAACGCGTAGAGCGGCGACACATAGGTCGGCACTCCCTTGCCATCCATGCGCCAGAAGCCCCACTGTTCCAGCAGCCACTCGGTATCGCCCAGAGCCTTGCCCACATATGTTCTTTTCTTCATGCAGCCTTCCTCGGGTTTGGCTCATCCATGCCGAACAGCTCCCGCAGCAGCTTGTCAGCGATCTTGTTTTTTGCGTTGTCTTCAGTGATCCAGAGTCGAGCGAATGCCTCAAACCCCAGGTTGGCGCGGGATGTATGCCAGTCGGCAATGATGTCCATGAACGCCGCAGATCCGATCCGGCCATTGGTCTTTTCCAGCAGTAAACGGTTGCCCTGCTTCAGGAACTTGCACTCGACCGCAGTCAAGCTTTTGCGCGGCAGTGCCGCAGTTACGTTACTCATCGGGATGCTCCCCTGTACTGACTGGCGAAGGGGCGGCCGATCTCCACTTCTTCGTTGGATGGCTCGCGGTTGCCGGCGAAGTTGACGAATCGGGCGTACTGCCCCTGCTGCTGAACGAGACAAGAGCCAACAGGCGCGTGCCTGCACTTGGGCATGATCAGTTCGGTAATTCCGTTCTGGCCCGCCTCGTCGTCCATGTCGCGATGAACGAGGATGATGCAGTGAGCGTCCGCTTCGATCTGGCCGGAGTCGCGCAGGTCGGAGGCGATCGGCTTTTTGCCCGGGCGGTTCGTCGAGTTGCGGTTCAATTGCGCCAGCAGGATCACCGGCACCTCCAACTCCTTTGCGATGTTCACGATGCCGGTCGAGATCTTGCCGAGCTCCGAGGTGCGGTTGAACGACTTACCGTCAGAGCCGATCAGGCCGATGTAGTCGATCACCACGACATCGAGGCCGTGAGCGCGTTGCACCTGGCGCGCGATGCTGCGGATGCGTGCCACCGTCAGACCGGACTTGTCGCAAACGAACAGCGGCACGTCGAGGATCTTGCTCACCGCGGAGGTCAGCCGCGGCCAGTCATCGTCCTGCAGCTGTCCGTCATCGAGTTTTCGCAGGTCGATAGCGCCGATGGACGCCAGCGCACGATTGCCCAGCTCCTCCTCCGGCATTTCCAACGAGAACACCATGCCGACTCCGGCACCGCTGCAAGCGATGTGCTGGGCGATCTGCAGACCGAGCGTGGTTTTACCGCTCCCCGGCAGGCCGGCCACGATGGTGACGGTCTTTTTCCGCAGGCCACGGATCATCTTGTCCAGATCTACCAGCCCGGTCGACAGACCAGATTGCAGCGTGCCGTTGAACTTGGAGTCGATGATGTCGATGTTGCGTGTCACCACTTCGTCCATGCGTTTGTAGTCTGGCTCTCCGGTTTGCAGGTCGCGCAGATCCGCCATTGCCTGCTGAGCACTTGCGATGATCTCGGCGGCCGGCCGATTCTCGGTGGCCAGCTCGCGCACCGTGTCCGCTGCATCCACCAGGCGGCGCAGCACGGCGCGCTCTGTGACAACCTTGGCGTAGGCCTTCCAGTTGGCTGTGCTGGGCGTGTTACGCGCCAGCTCGCCGGCGTAGGCCATCGTGCGCGTGCCGCTCGGCAGATACTCAGCGAAGTCATGCAGCGTTACGGGATCCACTGGGCTGCCGGCCGCATGACAGCCAATCATCGTTTGGAACAGCGCAGCATTCTCCGGATCATGAAAGTCAGCCGCCGAAACCTGACTGGTGATGGCGTCGAACAGTTCGCCATCCAGCAGCATCGCCCCCAGCAATGCGTGTTCAGCCTCATCGCTGAACAGTTCGCGATATTCACTCATGCTGTGGCCCTCATCGAAGACCAACTGAAGCCGACTGCTTGACCACCGTTCTGGCGCAGGCGATCGAGCGCGCGGTCGCCGATGAATTGGCCGAGAGCGTTGGCAGGCAGATTGGACACCACCACAGTGGGGAGCACCAACTGATACCGTCGATCAATGACTTCATGCAGCAAGCCCAGTTCGTATTCGCTCCCCTTCTGCGCGCCGATCTCGTCGATCACAAGCAGGTCCAAGCTCGCCAATTCGCTGATCACGTCGCGCTCGGTATACTCAGCGCCGCGCACCATCGCGCCCTTGGTGATGCGAATGATCTCAGCGGCAGAAACGATCAACGCCGCTGCGCTGAACTTCCGAATGACCTGCTGAACCATCCCGCTGGCCAGATGCGTTTTCCCGGTACCGACGTTGCCGGATAGGATCAGCGAGCGGCCGGCGCGATAGTTCTCTTCGAACTGATCAACGTACGACTGACAGGTCGACAAGGCACGAACCTTTTCCAGCGCCGCGCCCGTGGTGAAGTTATCCAGCGTGCACTCCGCGAATCGCGGGGTAATGCCCGACCCGATCAGCAGCTCGTTCAGCGTCGTCTCTTTACGACGGGCCAGAGCCTCGGTGTGAGCTTCGCTGCGTTTGTCGGCGGTGTTCATCGCCTCCCACTGGCACCGGCGGCAAGCGCGCACCAGATAGGAGCCGTCGAACTGCTCGACCTCAGCACCGTCGACCGTGCCATGCACCGAGCACTGCGCCTCGAAGAAGCGAACATCCGGCACGCGGCTGAACTTAGAAATTGGTTTGGCCATGTGGCGCCTCCGGATACATGTCGGGAGTGTGGGTTGGCAGGTTGGTGAACGTCGAAGTTTTCCCGGTCGCCGGCGTGAGTTCGTCATGCCAGCGCTCACCGTTGAGCCAAGTCGCAGCGTTCGGGATGTAACGCCCGCCATCCTTCGCCCAGTCTTCAGAAGCGCAGTGGCTGCCCAAAGCTGTGATCAGGGTCTGGCGTAGCTCATCGTTCGGTTTCAGCTTCGCCCACGCCTTGGTGGCGTCCTTGCGAGACTTCTTCTTCGGGTACAGTTTCCAGAACTGTTCAAACCCTTCCATCGAGTCTGGAGTGACCGTAGGTTTAGGTTCCTTGACTGGTTCATAAGAGTGACTGGTTCTGGGGGCAGCTCCTGCCCCACCCCCTAGGTCATCTGCTGCCCCAGGTGGGTTATCTCCTGCCCCACCCCCTAGGGCAGAATCTGCCCTACCATCAAGCGACAAGTGGAAGACGTTAGACTGATTCAGCTCGCCCTTTCGGCGATACTCACGCTGAAGAAAACCAGCCTTTTCAAGCTCGCGAATATGCAGCTTCACAGTGGAACGGCCGATCTCGCACTGGTCGGCAATGTGCTGGTAAGACGGCCAGCACTCCCCTTGGTCGCTAGCGTTGTCGGCAAGCTTGACCAGCACCAGCTTGCGCAGCGGGTTGCCAACCTTCGTTTTCATGGCCTTGACCATCAGATCCATGCTCATGGTCAGATCTCCAGCTCGGCGCAGACGCGGCGGATAAAAGCGTCGTATCCTTCGGCCATCACCAGTCCCTGATCTTCAAGCGCTTGGCGATAGGCCTTGGCGCTCGAGTCCATGACCCAGCGATCGCGCTCTGGCAGTCCTTTGAATTGGTTGTAACTCGGCCACGGGCCGGCGATCACCGATACCGGCCCCTGCTCGGTGGATGAGATATGCGGGAGGCGGCTCATTGCAGCGTCTCCCCTGGCTTGCGGCCAATATGAGCTGCCATAGTTTCCATCGATCCACCAGACAGTCGCAGAACCAGAAGGCGGAGCACGGTAGTTGCGTTGATCGCCTCCACTGCTACGGTGGCTGAAATCGCCGCATTGGAAGCTGCAATCGTGGCGCTCGTGCCAAGCCTGATCTGGTCGCTCGAATTGAAAGCAGTGCAGGCCAATGCCAGGTCGCTATGTTCGTCGAAGTACTCGGGCGGCAATGGCGCGGTCAGCGATCTACCGGTAGGGATGAGCGTTGGTGGCATTTCCGTGCCAGCCAACAGTGATTTACTCGCGACCTCCCAGTGCTCGTTGGAAACGGTCAATGCGTCGGCGCCCGTCCTGCGCTCGAAGAGCACCTTGAGCCCCCAGTAAGCTTCAATCAGGCCCACGTACACATCGTCTCGCTCTTCGATCTTTCCGCCCTCCTCGACAAACTCAGTGGCATCTTTCACGCTCTCGAAGCACTTCAGGAGCAATGCCGCGTCGGCGAACTTTTCGAAGAAAGCTTGATCGATGGTTTCGGCCTGGGGCTGCGCGGGAAAGTTGATTACTTTGCTCATGCGAGCTCTCCGTCGGCGCCAAACAGGTCAGCCAGATCAATTTGATAAACGTCCATCCAGGCGCCAGCAGGCCAGCAACGGACAGAACCAAAAGTGGGGTGAAATACTTTGGAGGGGGTGATGCCGCGCTCTTTGCACCATCGGCGAAGAGGCACGTAGCCAGAGACGCCGAACTTGCACCCGGTGACCTTCTCCACGGCGAGCAGTGCAGCCTGTCGAGTGCCGAGCCCCAGCTCATGCTTGAGTTTCTGCACCTGTCTAACAGCAGCTGAGGCAGTGGCCATAGCCGTTGCTTCACGCCTACTGCCGATTTCTGCCTTCGTTTCGACGGCGTGATCACGCTGCTCGATAGCCAGCCTTTCGGAGCGTTTGGATTCGAGCAGGTGCTCAAGAGCCTGGATGTAATCGCTTGGTAGGCTTGGGCCTTGGCGCTCCTCCAATTCATTCAGACGGGCGAGCACCCGTCGGCGAACGCCCTTGGATTCCCGCATAGCCACCAACTTGCACTGATCGCGAGTGAGCCGAAGCGCTTCCGATGGGCGCCCAGGGCCATCAGGCTTTATTACGAAAGTTTCGTAATATTCCCCATCAAGCTCGTCGCGACAGCGGGCGACAAAGTCGTTGTGCCGAACTGCCGGCTCTCCAAAGTCGGCGCGAGCATCATTTACCAACACCAGCAGGTCGTTGGTGTCCATGGTCTGTGCCGCGGAGGTGATTAAGTTCACTGGCGGACCTCCATCGGATCAAGTTGCTTCTGAAGGTCTTCCACTTGGCAATCAACGTAATTCGCCCAGTCATAACCTAGGAACCCGCCGAGATCCGCAAGCTCTTCAATGTTCAGAGACCTGCCATGTTTGAAATCGGCCTTGATTGCACTAAACAACGCTTTCATGTGGTTAATGCGCTCTTTCGTTGCTCGTAACAGCTCAAGAGCATCATCTGCGGTCTGCACAGCAATACAGTCAGGAATTGCGCTTTGGGCTTTTTCAGAGCAAGCCGTCCCCGTTCCCACGTTTACGCAGGATTGATTATTCGTCATGGATTAGCGCTCCCGATTCGTCAGGAATGCGTCGACTGGTTCAGGATCCCAGCGTACAGAGCGCCCAAATCGAATGGGTTCAGGAAAACCCGGCGTTTTCGACCAACGCCACCAAGTGGCGCGGCTGACCTGATATTTGGCACAGAGCTGTGCCGCGGTAGCGCGAGCGCCAGGAACTGGCAGGTTAGATAAGTCATTACTGCGGTCGGCTGTTGAAGCCATAGTCGATCTCTCCACAAATGGAAAAACCGAGAGGAAGCGACGTGTCATCGGAAATATTACTACTGGATAGGACCCCAGTGTTGCGCAATATTCCCTCAGGTAATACAGTCCGCCGGAGTTTACCCTTTAAGGTAAATTCATCGAAGCCGTCTCAAATGCTTCTCCCCTCGGGGTTTATGTGCTGCCCTAACCGGTGCACAGAGGGCGTCTCACCGCCCTTTCCCGATCTAGCCCTCGGTATCTCACTACCGGGGGTTTTTCTTGCCTGCGATGCCGACTGAAAAATCTCAATCAGCGAACACCAGCTAGAGCAAATCAATTTGTTTCATTTATCACCAGAACACCTTAGGTGTGTTCGCATGGTAGCGGTGCATCTCAAAAAAAAGAACTGATTTTTTAACTTTTTGCATCGTATTCTCTGTCCAACTTCTATCCCCGTACATTTTCTCGCCAGAATTTACATTTAAACTGTAACCACAAAAGCACCCTAGAGCACTCAGCAGCACTCACAGTGCACCCACAACGCCTCAGCCACCCAGGGGCTGATCGGCTGAAAGCCCCGTATTCACTGGGCCTAAAGGGACCCAAATGAGACCCTCTTGAGGTTCATTCGCTGTTCCTCCGTTGCTCTTTTCGGCAACTCAGTCCATTATTTTTCACTAGCGAAAATATGTCGCGACACGAAACGCACGCAACTAAAACGTGTCGCGACACGAAGTTCAGCGCACGAAAACAGTTCATTCGCGCCATTTTTTTACACTTAAAGTGTAAATATCCACGATACGTGTAGTTGCATATAACCTGCTCTACTCATGTTGCCCCTACATACAACACGCACTGTTGCGCGACACGTTTTCAATGCCCATGTTTTATGTCGCGACACCAGCAGAAGCAGCCTTGAACTGGGCAATTGCATCATCAATTCCAGAGAAGCCGGTGTCGTCCAAATAGCTGACCAAGCCAATCAAGTGCCCAACATCTCGACCGTCGGCGTCCTTCGCATCCCTAGCGATTGCTCGGGCGAGCGCAGACAGCCACTGGAGGTTTTCCCGCGCGACGATTAGTTGAAATTCGGCTTCATCAGCCAGATCTTTGGTGGTTGGGTCGGAGGTAATCATTGGACGGCCTCTCCTGCTGCTTTAGCGCCTTTTTGAACCGACCAGACCAACGTGCTGACCGTCTCCGCGAGAAACCCGAGCGCAGCCATGCCGTCGCAGTAAGCCAGTTCGCCCATATTTAGGCTGTCGTGCATATGGCGGCAGATCTGCCCAAGACCAGATGACAGCACCTTCGCCGTTTGCAGTGCATCCTCTGCGTTCGCACCTGGTGTGACGTTAAGCAATTGAATGCCTCGGTTATCGATCGGGGTATCACAAAAGCCGACAAGAGCTGTAAGCAAAACTTGCGACGCTAGTGGGTTGGTGCTATTTTTTGGGTGCATTAATTCGCCTCCTAAAGACGAAGTTGTACGAAGACCCCTGCGAAGGGTCTGGTTAAGAAGCCCGCCTGCGAAGCGGGTTTTTTTGTGCCTGGCGGTTAGGTTCCCCCCATCATCCACGACACAAAATTAATGCAACCCCCTCCCCTGAGAGGGTCGTTACCTACCCTGGACGGGCTGGCGGAATAGTTGTTCGAGCGCGCATATCACATCTCCAAAAATTGCAACTCACACCTGTCAGTGCGAAGGCTGAGGGACGCTATAACGATTAAAATTTTCCGAAAACGTCTGTCTGTCGCCTTTCTGTATTAAGTCGTCGCATTTTCAGGAAATCCGCGCATGCGCGGAATTTTCAAAGGCTTCCTATCTAATAGTGAGTAGCGAGTGATCCTTTTCATTGGGCAGGCAAAAGCCAGCCATTGGAAGTCGCTGAACCGGCCCTGGCGAGGGCCTATTGCTTAAGGTTGCGAAATAGTGGAATTGGAATCCACCGAACTCATCGCACTTACTCGTCACCGCATGGGATGCATTCTTTGTGTTAGGAATATGATCAGCCTGCCCAAGCATCCGGGTAAGCCCTCCAAATAGGCTGTTCATCCTTACAGTGCCCACCTAGCGTGTACTGGATATGCACACAGAGCCATCAGACCCAGATGCGGAAATTGAGAAAGTAGGGGAAGATTCACCTACCTTGTGGCGAGCTTCGAGCTGAGCAATCAGATCGCACAGCGAAGAAGCCCTAATTGCGCCATGAGTGAGGGTTTCAGCAAGGAACGCCTTTTCAGGGCTAACCTTTTGCGATCCGGACAACCAGTACGAAACCGTGGCTTGAGACACACCCAAGGCCTCGCCGGTCTTCGACTGGCTGCCAAAATGATTTATTAGTTCACTGATTTTTTGAGCCACGAGACAGGCCTCTGATAAGTCTTTTTATAGACTGCACAGAAGCAAGCTTCTTTGCAACCCCACAAGTAAATTTATAGGATCAGTGGATGAACCTATCCGAACGAATCAAGCTTGCCCGGAAGAAAGCTGGACTTACCCAGTCTCAGCTTGCCGAATCAGTGGGCATCGCGCAGACAGCAATCAGCCAACTTGAATCAGGGAAGACACTACGATCCTCCTACTTGGTGCAAATAGCCCGGGCGTGCGGGGTGAACAGCACCTGGCTAGCGTCAGGGGAAGGCGAGATGCTTTCGCCAGAAGATGTTGCGACCTACTTCAGTAGTGAGCTTGAAGAGATACTTCGCGGCGAACATGAGGATGATGCAGCACTTAACGCTGCATTGAGAGATAGGATTGAAGAGCTTAGAAGCGCGAGTCGATATGCGCCTTCCAACTCTCTGCTGACGGAAGAGATACCGTATCTGATTGAGCTCGACGACCCTCGTGATCCATCAAAGACGGTCGTCGAGATCAGCGTCAAGGTTCATCTAGACCTCAACACCGAAATACTATCGAAGCAGGGTGTATTACCCGAGCACGTTGTGGCAGCAGCCATTTCTGGTAATTCAATGGCTCCCGTTCTACAGGACGGTGGCACCGTGGTTGCTCATTTGCGTGAGACCCAAGTGGTTGACGGTCGAATGTACGTGATAGACCACGGAGGGCAGATCAGGATAAAGGCGCTCTATCGACTGCCTGGCGGCGGCATCCGGATGAAAAGCTATAATACTCATGAGCATCCCGACGAGATGTACTCAGTGCGCGAGATGGAAGATGGCAAGATCCGTATCATGGGTCGCGTCTTCTGGGGAGCATCTTTTTACTAGTGTTATACGAACTACCAAAGCCCGGTCCGCCGGGTTTTTTTTCGCGCGCCGTTTAGAGAAAACCAGCAACCTCCGAAAAAATCAAAATACTGCTTGCTCACTTGTATAAATTTACTTATATTTTTATCCATCAGTAACGCAAATGATGGATAAAGAGATGAGCACAGTTATCAATTTCGGCAAGCTGCAAGGAACAACCGGCATCCTTGCTGAACAAGAACTTCGTGCTGCCCTTGCCGTGTGCTCAGGCCTTGGCAATAAGGAAATTGCACGCGCCGTAGGGTGCGCTCCAGGCACCATCAAAAAGTCCATTGAGCGAGTGTTTTTCAAGCTCGGCGTTACCAGCCGATCCGCACTGGTCGCGGAGGCTTTCCGTTTGGGTCTGGTTCACTTTTCAGCAAGCCCAAATCCCAACCAACAGCCCGACCAGGATCGGCATCACGGCGTTTTCATCGCCTGATTGAGCCGTGCCACTGGCGCACCTGGCCTCCCCTTTGTTTTTCGAAAGCCAACAACGCGGCCGGGATTCGCTCGGCCTGTGAAAAGGAGTAGCACCTTGCTCATACTCACCCGTCGAGTCACCGAAACAATCCGGATCGGTAAAGACATCAGCCTCACGCTACTGGGTATTGTCGGCCAGCAAGCCCGTATTGGTATTTCCGCGCCAGCCTCAGTTGAAGTACACCGCGAGGAAATCTACCAGCGCATTCAAGCAGCCACCCCAAAAGCACAGCCTCCCGTATCGGAGTCGATGCACATCGACGACCGCGTGCGGATGGCTGCCAACGCGCGGCGTTATGAGTGGCTACGCGACCGGCAGATCGTTGAGGACCCAGACACGGACATTCTGGTGATGAGTGGCGATACCTACTTCACCGGCGCCGAGCTGGATAAGACGATCGACGACGCGATGCGCCTAACCCGCTTGGAGGAGTTGCACCCATGCGTGGAGTGATCATTACCGCACTGCTCCTGATGGCCGCACAGGCGAGCGCCGGCGAGCAAGTCATCAGTGTCCAGCACGACAGCGCGCGCGGAGTCACCTGCTGGATTCTGAACAACACCGGCATCAGTTGTCTGCCGGACAGTTCGCTCTCGCAGGTCAATGCGACGCCCCGTGACATTAAGAACAAGCCGACGCCAGCGGCTGCGCCAAGCCCGCTCCCACACGTTGAGAGGTTCCAGCTATGACGATGGTGACTCAAGGAACGCATCTACACCTCCAGAGCGATCTGGAAAAGCTCGGCGAGCGGCTGATCCGATTCGGTCAGGCACTCAAAAGCCCCGACACCACGGTCGGACAGTTGAGCGCGCTGGCCAGCTCGTGTGGCATCAAGCTGAAGTTGCGTGCGATCTCCGAATCTGGAGGAGCAGAGAATGTGTAGGGCAAGTAAGGCGACACAAAAAACGATCTTAGAAACCGTGTCGCGACACGAGGTGCGGTGAAGTTATGCGCTATGTGACCGTCAGGAAATTTGCCAACGAGTCTGGCTACACAGAGGACGCGATCCGCTCAAAGATCCGTGACGGCATCTGGCGGCTCGGTGAGATATGGATCAAAGCGCCGGACGGCCGGACGCTTCTCGACATAGAAGGATATGAGTCATGGGTAGAGGCGGGCGGGGAGTTCGGGCGGTCTCCGATACGAGTATCGAAATCACGTTCATGTATCGGGGCGTCCGGTGCCGGGAGCGCATCACGCTCAAGCCCACCACCACTAATTTGAAAAAGGCCGAGCAGCACAAGGCTGCGATCGAGCACGCGATATCGATCGGAACCTTCGACTACTCGGTGACTTTCCCGGGCTCGGCCCGGGCGGCGAAGTTCGCGCCCGAGGTCTCCCGCGAAACAATGAGCGGTTTTTTGACCAGGTGGCTTGAGGCGAAGAAGAAGCACGTCGCCAGCAGCACTTTCGATGGTTATCGGAAGCTCGTCACGCTGCGCCTGATCCCAGCCCTAGGCAACACCATGCTGGTCGATCTCAAGCGCAAGGCGGTGCGTGATTGGTTGGATACCTTGGAAGTGAGCAACAAGACGCTCAGCAACATTCAGAGTTGCCTGAGATCCGCCCTCAACGATGCCACTGAGGAGGAGCTGATCGAGCTCAATCCGTTGGCCGGTTGGACCTACTCACGCAAAGCTGCGCCAGCTAGAGAGGATGACGTCGACCCCTTCAGCCCTGAGGAGCAACAGGCCGTGCTTGGCGCTCTCTCCGGACAAGCACGGAACATGATGCAGTTCGCGCTATGGACTGGCTTGCGCACCAGTGAGCTGGTGGCGCTTGACTGGGGTGATATCGACTGGCTGCGCGAGGAAGTGATGGTGAGCCGAGCGATGACCCAGGCCGGTAAGGGAACGGCGGAGACCACAAAAACCGCCGCGGGGCGCCGAAGCGTGAAGCTACTCCGACCGGCGCTCGAAGCATTGAAAGCACAGAAGGCACACACATTCCTGGCAGACGCCGAGGTTTTCCAGAACCCGCGGACGCTTGAGCGCTGGGCGGGCGACGGCCCGATCCGAAAAACTATGTGGGTACCAGCGATGAAGAAGGCCGGTGTGCGCTACCGCCGTCCTTACCAGACCCGCCACACCTACGCCTCGATGATGCTTTCTGCTGGTGAGCATCCGATGTGGGTGGCGAAACAAATGGGTCACACTGATTGGACTATGATCGCACGCGTATATGGTCGATGGATGCCAGCAGCGGATATGATGTCAGGGACAAAAGCTGAGCAAGCTTTCGGCATTCAGATGACTTCCCACATCCAACTGGGAAAAATTCAATGATCAAGGGAATGAAAAAGATGTCCCAAGTACAAGAAATTAGCATTCAGCTAGACGGGATCACAAATGTTTTAAAGTCTAAGCGCTTTAAGGTTCCAGCTTACCAGCGATCATACGCTTGGGAGATAGAGCATGTTGACGCCCTTCTCTCGGACATTAGCGAAGCTATTAAGTCCAAAGAGAAAGAGTATTTTCTGGGTTCGATAGTAGTGACCGGACCAATTGATCGTCGATATGAAGTAGTTGATGGCCAGCAAAGACTCACCACCGTCAGCTTATTAGTATCCGCCATACGCGATAGATTTCGACAGGATGAAGACCACGAGGCAGAAACTTCAATTAGAAATGATTTTCTCGCCAGCGTAGATAGAAAAACTAAAGATCGAGAGCCAAGATTAATCCTCAATGAAGTCGATAACGAAATATATCAAGATTTAATCGACGATCGTTCAGCCGTAGATAAAAAACGGTATCCTCGCCAGTCTCATAAACGACTCCTCCTCGCGTCTGATTTTTTGGCAGGTTATATTGATCGACTGTGCCAAGAAGCCCATGACTCAGAGGAAACTCTGCATGAGTGGCTTGATTACTTAGAAACAAACTTAAAAGTCATCTTGGTCACTGCCCCAGATGATAGCAATGCGTTTGTTATTTTTGAAACACTTAATGACCGAGGGTTAGAGCTTGCAATTTCTGACCTGTTAAAGAACTTCTTATTTCACAAGTCGGGCGACAAACTTGAGGAAGCGAAAGATCGCTGGCTCACCATGGTCGCCACACTGGAAAGCGCTTCCGACGACCCGTTGGTGGTTTCTTATCTGCGCCATTTTACGATGTCAAAATATGGATTAGTCCGAGAAAAAGATTTATTTGGACTCATTAAGCGAAAGATCACCAGCAAGCGCCTAGCCATTCAATACTCCACAGAGCTGAGCAATACTGCCAAGACTTACGCGGCACTCATCAACAGTGACCATGAAATGTGGCGAAAATATGACCAAACTACTAGAGAGTCTGTGGTCGCATTTAATCTACTGGGCATGGTACAAGTACGACCTCTATTGCTTACAATTCTCGAAAAGTTTGACCCTAAAAAAGTCAGCATTGCATTTAAGCGACTTGTTGCCGTTTCGGTACGCTTTCAGATAGTTGGTGGTGCAGGCGGTGGTACGTTAGAGAGAATTTATAGCGAAGCTGCTAAAGGCGTCTCCGAAGGGAAAATCTCTTCTATCAAAGAGATACTCAGTGGCTTCTCTATTCTTCCGTCAGACTCAGTATTTGAACAAGCATTTTCAATCGCCACCACATCAAAGCCGGCGTTAGCTCGATACTACTTACGCACCTTAGAGCAGGGCGTACCTGATGCAACTGAAGAACTTATCCCGAATGACAATACGCAAAAAGTTAACTTGGAGCATATTCTCCCACTCTCTCCTTCCGATCCTTGGACCAAGGAGTGGAATCCGGAAGATCTTCGGGCTTATCAGCGCAGACTGGGAAATCTCGCTATTATGTCCGCGAAGTCAAATAGCACTTTTGGAAACGACTCATTTAAGGAAAAGAAAGCGGTCTTTAAAGAGTCTCCTTTTTGGTTCACCAGCCTTATCAGCGCCTACAACAAATGGGACAAAGAGGCGATCCAGGATCGTCAGGAGAAAATGGCAAAAGCTGCGGTAGCTGTGTGGTCTCTAAAATAAATGACAGCAAAATGGCAGCTTGAGGGCTGAACGCCGCGCGACACAAGGGCTGGATGGGGGTTCAAATCCCCCCGGCACCAACTCTCAACGACAAAGCCCGCCTTGTGCGGGCTTTGTCGCATCTGGACAGCAGACACGCCGGGTATCAAGCCAACAGCCTGCAACTGATCAGGCTCGATAGCCCTGGCAATGCACTGTCTAATCGAGTAGGAGGCGGCTTTGCAGCCGCCGTCCTCTCACACCACC